CGTGTTTTTTTTTTTGATTTAATCTCAAATGAGTGTTCACAATGTGACACTCCTTCAAGTGGAAGTTTTCCATATCATCAGCCAGATGGCTTTAATTGACTAAAACTGAAACCACTTGGTTTAGACTGCGACAATGCGCAGTGTAGTGTTCGTGCTTGCAACACCGGCGGAAAAACCAACGAAGAGAATTATCGAAAGGTTTTTAGTACCGTCGGAGGACACGAAAATTGACTGAGACAACGCGAGATTCGTAACCGAAAGAGAAGGATCATTGAACGTTGGAGACGTTGTCTGATACACCTCATTCAATTCGGTTGAAATCGTGGCATAATTTATGCCAGGGGCCGTGTCATTGGCAGTCATATTGACGTCAACCAGGTAATTACCCTGGGGAAGGAGAATGAGTCCGTCTATGACAGTCAAATTCAGTCCGTTTGTTTTCACAAAATTAGCGGATGCGGCTTCTGTGAAAGCAAGTCTTGTAGCAGTGAAATTTGGAATCGCCGCTTGGACGTCATTAAACGTCGAGACTGAATTGTTTTGAGGAGCAGCAGTTATGCTCTCAAGAATTGGAATCATGAGTTTGCATGTGTATCTCACACGCAATTCCATCATGTTCGGAACGTCAGCACCTTGTCCCATTGTTGAAACAAACAGGTTTCCCAAGTCATAGGTCTTAATATCAGACCCACCAGGAAGATTACCTGTCCTGACATAAAAAGAGTCAAGATGGGAATTGAGGATGAATTTGGGAATGCTCATTTGAATCGTTTGATAAGACATTCCGTCAGCCATTGGCATGATATCCTCAGCTTCTTGTTTGGAAGCAGGTGGTGCGTCGGTAGCATCAGAGTCAAAACTCAGAATCACTTTGCCGGAGTTGGCATTAACAGTGTACTGAGTGACCTCAGGTTTGAGGTAAAACTCACATGCAAGGAACTCGTACTTCTCCCACTGTTGGGCTTCAATGGACCCCCAAGGGAACGTCGATTTTTGACCGATGTTAACTGGGAATTGAGTGACAGCGAAGTCAGGTGTTCCAGCAACTTCACCAATATATTCATCCTTTTCGATGATTTTGTATTGGAGGTTGCGATTGAAACCGTTTCTTTGAGATGTCCCCAATGGGACATCTGTAATCACACGGGCTTGGTTTTGAGCCTTACCTTTTCTGCGATTGCGATTGCGGTTTCTTTTGGGTTTCCCCTTTTGTTGATTTTTCTGGTTTACAACTGCTTGAAGAGCTTGCATCACTTTTTGTGCCTCACCCTTACCTTTACCAGCAACAATTTTGCGGATTTCTTTTCCGTATTTGTTCTTTTGAACCATTATTTTTAAACTGAGCTTTCGAAATTCAAGTTCTCACTCGGTTCTAATATTAAAAGATGACCACACCTCCTCATAGGATGTGTAGTTTTGGTCGAACTCTCTTTCAAGTCCATATTCATCTCTCAGGTTCTTCATTCTTAAAAGAACATCGGCGTGAAATTTTCCGTCAACATGGATGCGAAGCAAACCCCCAAGACGCTGCATCTCACTTTCGGGATGCAGAGTTTGGGACTTCTGGACTCTTTTGTCCAAAACGCTCCTCATTTTAAGATCATCAAAATGGATATCAGGTTTAAAACGAGTGGAACAAAAATCCATCTCCTCCCAACTCACCGGTTTTCCGGCCCATTCGATCTTGGCATATCTTGAACTCAAGTCCAAATCAGAGTAATCAGAACTCATTGCCAGGTCATCTCCATTAATGACCACCGTGTTATGTTGAAAGAAATCCTCAAGTGGATACTTATAATTTTCAACAACCATATAAAAACGCCAAATGACATTCAGAATGGTAGTGAGATAATCTCCGGATCCCAAGCCCCTTGGGACAAGGTAAATATATCCAGCGACATTCATCACTTTAAACACGGAATTTGACACAATGTTGTCGAACATCGACTCCTCTTCATCAGTGAGGGAATATTTCTTCCTAATTTCCTCGAAGACGGTCTCTATGAAC